TCATAAGCGAACATTATTTTTTAACGCCCCGTCCCTGTAAAATTCCACAAACTCAAGCAAAGCTCTTTTCTTGGTCTCATAATACCAACTTTGACTTCTTTTAAGTTCTTCCATAATGTCCTGTTGAGGTTTTTTCTCACCGATCAAGTAACACTCAATCAGTATCTTTCTATACTCTATCTTAGACAGTTGATTAATGGCATACCTAATAGCGTCTAGTTCCTCTAGGGCGCATTCTCGGCTTATTTCAAGGTGTTTTCTGCGCGTGGGATGGTAATTTATATCAAACTGGTAAAGCTCGGTATAAGTTAAATCAAGGCTATTAGCGATACGTTGCCATCTATGGAATTCTTTCAGCTTACGAATAGCGTTCTTCTTGCTCATCTAACACCTCTAAAGCTTCTCTATGTAGTTTGAACACAGTGTTTCTTGAGTAACCTAGTTTATCGAGTATCTCGTCCCATGATAAGTCATCCACGTATCTAGCCTTAATAACAGCTATCTGTCTCTCATCTTGGAGTGTGGCGATCATGGCTAGTCTCTTATCACGTTCTTTAGCTAAATATAAGAGTTGTTTAGCTGTACCTTTTTCGATATATCTTATTGCTTCAGGATTATGAAAAGCATTTATCAGCTTGATGTCTTTATCTCGTTGTTCCTCAAATAAGGTTATTAAAGCGAAAAGTGGTTTCAATTCTTTAAGTTGTTCTTTAGCGCTCATGGTCTTTTCTCCTGGTTATGGTATAATTTATTTAAGCTTAAATTTAACCAAGGGGGCGTTCGTATGGACGTCTTTTTGTTTTGTTCGTTTTGTAAACTAGATATTTTTTGTAGTACTTCGCTTTTGGCTTCTAAAATCGTTTCTAAGCACTTTTTAGAGTTTATAGTATAAATCATCAACTTAGTAGCTAGAAGCGCTAAAACAATGTTTTATTTTAGTCTTAGATGGTTATTCTTTGTGGCAGGGTTATGGGCTAAAATGAGATGTCAAATCCTTTCATATCAAGTTTTTAATCTTCGGTGAAAATTTCAAAAAGGGAATTTTTTGCACGGAAAAGGGCGCGTTCTTAAGTTTCCGAACAATATAGCCCCGTTTAAAAATGAAGGGGGTAGTTTCCGAATATTATAGCCAGTACCTGTCACCCTTATCCATATAGTAATGAAATCTTCTCCAGTGATAAAGGTATTTGGTTAATCTCATGTACTTTGGACGTTTAGGAAAGTCATCACGACTATAATATCCATGAATGTGTCTTGCTTCTGGATTTACTTTCAAACACTCTTTAAAGGCTAATTGCCAATAGTAGCAACAGTCTGTCTTGCTTCGATTGAGCGTGGCTTGATGAACCTTCTGACAAGAACCACAAGCAAAGGCATGAGAAGCCTTAAATAATTTCCGACAACGTCTCTCACAGTCAGGACACACGAAAAAGTAACGTTTACCACCATAAGTTCCTGGAATCGTTTCAAGCAATAGGCCTTGACCATTGTAGTGAATCACTAGCCCATCTAGGTCTATGCGGATAGCTTGGTCACCTATTGATCCTGTAACTCTTGTCTTCCCCTGTATCTTCATTGGTTTAATGATATTTTCAATAGATAGTTCTAACATTCTTTCTCCTTAAAACTCAAACAACCCAAAACTATTGGTAAAACGACAAGAAAGAGGGAAAAACCTCTGAATGTCTATTTAACGAGTAACTGACCTTCAACAACCATATCATACAAATGGTTAAAGGCTTGACTGATAGACTCAAGGATGGCCCCTAAGTCTTCTGGCGTCATCTCTTTATAATTCATAGAGAGGTGTTCAGCCAGTTGGTTGTGATCGGAGATGAAGGCTATAAGTGTGTCTCGATTATTAACTTTCCCTTGAGTACTTTTAGATAAAGAAACCACGCGCTGATGATCAAGTTCTTCATCCGTCATATCCTCAGATTGGTTGTAATAGTCCTTGAAACTATCACAGATACGCTTGAAGACTTTGTTTAGTTTTCTATCTTCAGCATATTTTAAGACTAACTGATTAGCATGACCACCTTGGTCATCATTGTGATAAGTTGCGTCAATCACTGGTTGCTCATAGGTCCCAGTCATATAGCCTAAAATAGCATGGCAGGCTACTTGTGCGGTATCAAAGTTTTTAAACGTGTAGTGGAATGTGAATGTCTTTGGTGTGTCTGAAAATGTTCTCATATTATTTCTCCTTTGTGATTGCTATAATGTCTGATAAATTGATGATGGCAGAAGGACATGCTACCCAGTTTGGTTGTTGGCCAGATAAAAGATATTTGATCAACTCATCATAGAGGGTGCGGTCTCCTTGTATGGTGATGGTGTTGCCACCTCGTGTGTGTAATTTTAGTTTCATATCAGTTACCTGTACAAGACCAATAAAGAAGTTGTGGTACTCATGTCTTCATAGTTGCCATAAGTGGCTTCTGAAAATTTGATGTCTATCACAGATACCGATAGGGTAAATTGATTGACCCGATATTCAAAATCATCTAGTGATTCATTGTGTTTTTGATAAAATAGTTTGATTTTCATTATATAACCTCCGAATTTTATACGTTTTATACGTTTGGTTTTTCAAACGTATAAAATTTAAAGTCAGTCGTATCAAGGGTTTAAGTTTCTTTTTATACGTTTTATACATTTTATACGTTAAATTTAAAAAGTGTATATAAGGATTTTATAAGGGCTATTTATTAATACTCTATACGGGAAATTTTTAAAATAACGTGTTAAACGTGATAAACGTATAAACCCCTTGATATGACTGGGCTATTTCTTTATACGTTTAATTTTTAAATGCTAAAACGTATAAAATGGCTAAGTTTTCTTTTGCTTTTTGTGCGTCGGCCAATGATTGTAATATCCACGTTCATTCTTTGGCTTTTTCTGTTTTTCGGGTGATGCTCTACCGTTAGCGTAAGATGCGCTAGCAAACAGAGGTAGATCTTCTTTAGGATAAAAACCTGTATGGAGCTGTCGGCCTACTGGTATGACCTTCTGGCCTGCTTCAAACCCTTCAGGAAGATTGCTTTTGATTTCTTTATGTAACCCTCTTTCTGATTTTATTTGTTTGATGTCATAGTATTCTAAAAAGCCTTTCCAAACATGATAGACAAAGCTATTAGGAATAAATTCGCTGGTGAGCTCATCCGTGAAGAACTTAGAAACGAAGTCAATAACTGGGTTCATCTCTTTATGGTGTTCTTCCAGTATCTCAATAGATGCTTTTGGATTAATGTCAGTGATTGGTGTTTCAATCGCTAGCTTAAGTAAGTACTCAAGAACTTCTTTGCGATTAATATAATCATTTCTGATAGCTTTGTTGGGCTTTCCTTTAAATACTTTGGTAAAAGGTAAAATCCTAAAGCGTCTATCAATGGCGGACTTATCACCGTTCATCCGTGGTAAACCGTTGGAAGATTGTACCACAGTCATGTTTAAACGGATACTATATGGGCGTTTCCCCTTGTCCTCAATCGTCATAATGTCACCCGTGGCTAAACTAAATATATCAGACGTATCTTTGATAACCGCGTCTTTTTGAATATCATCACCAATTACAATGGATTTCCCTAGAAGTATCGAAGTAGTAAAGCGACTTTTTGCTAGCTCTGTTATTTTAAGGCTTGCCACGTTATCCATACCCACTAAATTAATGAGTAATTGCTGAAAAGTCCCTTTTCCTGTCCCACCTTCACCGAATAACCAGAAGATTTTCTGTAAGGATTGACCTGTGATGCTAGCTTTAATAATCTGAATAGCAAGGTTATAAAGTTCGGCGTCACCGTCAAACAATTCTAAGAGCCAAGCAGTAGGTTTCCAGCCCTTTATTGTGGGTTCTTTAGCTTTCTTATTGTAACCCGTCTTAATTTTACGAGTGACGGTTATATCTGGAGTTAATTCTTCAAATTGACCAGTTTTATAATTGTAGAGCTGATTTCCGATAACTGTATATTCTCTTTGAATCTCCTTCAGTTGACTTTGCCTAGCAATTTTGTAAAGTGTGTCAAAAGCTTGTTTTTCAGTCGCGTTTGGGAAAATAACTGAAATGAGATCTTGTAAAAACTCATTGTCTTCTAGCCAAACCCCGTGATCAGGATGAAAAAAGTAAAGTGGGGCTTTTTGTCCTTGAGCTTCAGGTTTAACTCGAATAAAGCGGAGATAGTGTTTGAGCATAATAGCCACGCCCAAAGGTGTTTTAGGTAAAGCTTTTTCACTGGCTTCTTGTCCTTTTTCTTTAGCTAATTCTTCATGTTGTACCTCGGTCAATCTACCCGCTTTTACGTTCTCAAGGTGTTTGCTATCAGCCATAACGCCATCATAGGCAATCTTGAAAGCTTCATCTTTCATCTCTTGACATTCCTTGATAAGCTGACCTCTAACACCTTTGAAAGTGCTGAAATATTTATCTTCATTCTCACGCGCTTCAGTGATTTCATTTTCTAAGTTTTTCAAATCTTCTTGCTCTATGGTTCTACCCTCTCTTTCTGTATTCTGCTTTAGCAATGCTGGTAAACGTCCTATCTATCTCATCAATGGGTAGTGGCTTAGTTGTCACGCTGTTAGCTATTTGTACCAGCTCATAAGCCGTCTCTAAATCACAATCCACCCATTTATTAAATAGCAAGCCAACAAATTTAGTTAAGGCCACGTTGCGCCCGCCTTCGTTTCCAAAACCATTAAACAAGGTATCTATGACCCTCATGGTAATAGAACGCTGACTTCTAGGGCGTGGCGTGTAAGTAGTAACAACTTGTCTGTTTGGCGTGCTACCATTTTTAGGAACAGGATAATCAAGACCATGGTTCACATAGCGCTGATAGTCCTCTGGGTCGCCTGTTGTAACGGGTAAGCCTTGTAATTGCGACCAGGTAAGACTAGCTAAATCAAAAGGCAGTCCAATCTTATCGGCTATCTCCTTGACCACTTGTTTATAAGTTGCTTCAGTCATCACGTCACTAGGCTTCATGACAAGGCGATAACGGGGCTTCTCGGGGGTGTGTTTAATCGTTGGATAAATAATATAACTATACTCCCAAAGCGTCTGAGAAACGATTTTAGGTAGGTTGACGCCTGTTTCTATCTCGTCATAGTCAAGAAAAATCAAATCGCGATAAACTAAACTAGCATTATTGCGCTTATAGCTACCGTTTTTCTCTGCTGTGACCTTGCCACTTAGGCAGTAGGGGGCTTGTGTTCGCTTGTATTCTTCAATATCAATATCCTCAGGCGGTTTCAAAGGTCTAAACTGAGCAATATAGTCAAATGGTTCTAAAGGTCCTTTGTAGGGGTACAAATAAGAGCTAAAGCCTCTTGCTTCATAAATAGTCATCTACACATTTACCCCCAAAAAGATAAGAATATCACTGACCTTGTAATAATGTTTCCTGGTGTCTTCTAGTGGTGGTTGGTATCGTCTTAACCCAGCATTTTCCCACCGTTTTAGGGTTTTACCTTTGATATTTAATTCCTCTTTGACTTGTTCGGCCGTGATCAACCCTAAAACTCTTGGTTTAGGTTTCTGGTAGGCTTCCAAAAAGCGATTAAAAGCGGTCAGGTTTTGTTCTAAGAGTTTGGCTTCATAATCTTGACTAAATACGTTCATGCCTAACCTCCTTTGAGTAATTCCTTATAACTGGTTAAATCGGCATTCAATAACACACTTAGGCGTTCCTGTTCCTTTTGTACTTGATTATAAAAGGCTTTAGCACCATCTAGTAATTCTTCTTTGTTAGCTGGGATAAAGTACCCACGATTGAATCCGTGTCTAATGCCGATAATAGGGACGTTATAGCGCGTGATTAAGCTACTGATGATACTTTGGACGGAGCGTTCTTCAAGTTTCAGTATTAAGCTAATCTCTGCCCCTGTAATGGGGTTGTCTGCTCCAACCTTGATCAGATTAAGGACACGTCTATAATTCTCTGGTAGTGTCATTCAGTTCCTCCCTAATTGTAATAATGGTTCTGTGATTGAATATAAGCCCCATAGTTTGCGTTCTGACGTGGTTTAGGGACTTGGGTATCTTCTGCTAAGTCAATCTCTATTAATGGCTTAGAACGGCTAAGAAGAAGCCCTAAGAGACCTAAAACAAAGAATAGAATAAGCGTCTGTGTTGGTGTAAAATTAAGTTCTTGCATGGTTACAACTCCTTTCTGTATTTACGTGTCGTCTTATCATGGTCAGAAATAAGGCACTTCAAAGCGCTACAACTCGTGTTTATAATTGCACTAGTTGTTTCCTTACTATATTCTTGAGCAGCCAAATCTAGGACATCTAGAATATCCATAAGTTGACCGCAAAGACCTTCATAATCTACCAAAATGTCGTTAGCGATTTCATTTAATTCTTTAATGTTTTTCATGCTGTTCCTCACTTAAATAAGTTTCTAGTTCCCCTGAGTCTTTCTCTGAACAAGGTAAACCGTTAACGGCTCTAAAGACAATCTCTGTGGTTCGTTGATAGTCTAAAGCGTCCCATGCTTCTTCAAAGCTGGTGGCACTTTTTCTGAATTTAATGACGTACTCTGTCATAACGTTAGCAATAATTACCCAAGCAATATGTTGGTTATATAGTCGAGTGAAAAAGGCTTCAGCTTTATCTTTGATGAGTTGGCGATTTTTGAACATTTCTCGCTGTTCGGGAGTGTACCTATCTTTTGAAAAAGGATTTGTTTCTACTCTATATTTCATTATGCTTTTTCTCGCTTAATTATTATTTTCTGTATAGTATTCTTATTGATTGCCGGTTTCTTATACTAGATTCATGCTAGTTTTAAGGGATAGCTCCCTACGTATGGTCAAAATAGCTTCAATATGCTATAATTTAAGATATAAAACCCCTTTAATAATAGCTTGCCTGCTTTATTAATTGAGTTTAGTTATACTAGTTGAAGGCTTGGAAGTTTGGTCGCTGTCAAAGCCTTTTTTGTTGTTTTCACGCGCCGTTTATTGGTGTGTTTTTTGTTTCATTGTTTTTATAATCTGGTAGGCTTTGGAAAACATTTCTTTGTGATCTCCGACAACCTCGCTGTTTCTAGTTAAATTTCTTTGAAGTGAAATTGCTAGATAAGTCTGTGCCTCGTTTAGTCTGTATACTTTCCTTGGGCGACCGACTCGCTTAGATTGTTTTTTCCTTTGTAAGTGACCCAAGTTTAAAAACCTATCGGCGTTATTGTCTATAAGTTTTACGACTGACAACGGTTGTACCTGTGTTACTTCAGCTATGATGTCGTGTGTGGTGTACGGCTCTTTCTTACCGTCCATGTAAACTAGGTTCATGGTAATCCTCCTTTATCCATAGAGTTCCGTTAGTTCTTTAAAATACTGATCAGGAATTTCATCCATAGCCACTTGTTGTAATTGAATGGCCTTTAAACGATTGGTGTCGCTAGCAGTCGGTTTATTAATAATTTCAGCCGTTGCCTGTACTTGCTTGAAATACTCTTCAAGCTTAAGTTGCCTTCCTGCGGAAACTTCTTCGGATATGGCTTTTCTGTTATTGATAATTTCAAAGGTATCAATTTCACCGTTTGCCATGGTGTAATCAATGTTATTTCGATACCGCCAAGCTGCTAATCTAAGCTTGATGTCTTTTTCAGACCAATCGGGAAGCCGTTCAGCAATCAGCTCTAGGCTCATTGTTCCTGTATCGTCAAATATCTGATGTAATAATTCTTGTGTAAATGGTGTTCTAGCCATTTGTTATTTGCCTGCCTTTCTTAATGGGTTGCTCTACTGTAAATAGCGTTTGAAACACTGATACCAAGGTCAAATTTATCCTTGATTACCATAAGTTCAACGGTATCATCTAATAACTGCTCTCTATCTTTTAACATTTGTTCAGTCATTTGAGATTTGCTAATCATCTTTGGTAACCCATACTTATTAGATACCGCTTTATTGGCAATCGTGTTGGCTTTGATAAGGTCAGTCTGTTTAACCTGTTCTAAGCCATTGACAAGCCTATTCATTGCCTGCTTCTGATGTTCTTTATCAAACATTCTAAATACTTGGAAGCCCTCTAGGCCTGTGCTTTGGCGTAGTTGTTTGATAATCTCAAATACCCATAATTTAAAGGTTTTGGCTTCCTTCTTACGACTTGAGAAGATAGTTTCATAAATGCCAAACTCATTAACGATTAACATTTCTTGTTGACGCCCTAAACTGTCTGCGACGTGGTTGTTTGAAACAACCTCATCTCCCAAACGTTGTTTAATAAATTTTGGATTCAGATCTAGTGCTTTAGCAATATCAGCTAGCACCGCCCACCATTCGCCTTGGTGCTCTACAAATCGGATAGTATATCCGTTCCATGTTTCTGTTTTGTTCATAGATTGCTCCTACAAGCTGATCAGCTTCACTAGTTGCTGAACTCGGTCAATCCCATTTGAAATATCAGCTAGATTATTTCGTATATAAGTTAGGTCACTTATACCTGGTAGTTTTTGGGTGCTTGGTTGAGCTAGTTCTTGCACCAATTCGCCTTGCATGTAATAGCCATTCAAGCGGATTTCTTTTAGAATGTTTTTGACTGCTTTTCTAAACTCTTTGGCTTTTGGTTTGTTTGAACGCATAAGCACTTCATAAAGTCCATGCTCAGTTAAAAACCAAACTTTTTGACCACTACGAAAATTTTTCGTAGTACCTTCTAAAGCCATTCCTTTAAGCTTTTCATCCTCATCTACTTTTCTTAGCATAGCTTGTACGTCATAGTACCCTTGGCTAGTTTTTGTGTAATCAATCATTTCAGCGACTGCCCTAGCCAAAAATAAAGGCTCCTGAATATCACCGTAAATGTCTAAAGGTTGTCCATGAAAATTTGTCGTTGTAATAACTTGCATAACCTGCTTTGTGTTGTCATTAGCTTCTTCAAAAATATTTACTTGTGTCATCATAGTTTCTTTCACCTCTCTATATAGCCTATTCAGTTTCTTTCTGCTTTCTTGGTTCGGGTTATGTTTACCCTGCCACCATTTACCAACTGTTCGGGGGTCTATTCCGATACGTTGACCAATAGCAACTAAATTCAAGTTGTAGGAAGTTCTCAGCTCATCTATGACCTTGCTATAATTCCTTCTCATTTCTTGCCTGCCTTTCTAATCAATAAAGTACTATTATTTTCGTACTTTTTTACCTAAAAAAAGGTTATCAATAGTGACACCGTACAAAGATGATAATTTTTGCAATAGTCCTAAAGAAATATCGGAGCTATCTTTTTCGTACTTTGAAATAGTTTGGGGATTTTTCCCAACCGCTCCAGCTACTTGTTTTAAAGTGTAACCAGCGTTGATTCGGGCAGCTTTTAGTGTAATTTGCGTCATGTTTTCAACTCCTTTCTAAAAAGCTATGGCTTAATAGTACTATTATTTTCGTACCAAGTCAATGATTTTTGTAGAAAAATATTAAAAAAATAGTACTTTTAGGTTTATTTGTGTTAGAATTAATTCAGATACAAAAAGAAAGGGGTAAGAGAAATGGCTAAAAATAGTCCCCAAGATTTAATAAATAGAGAAATTTTCTCAACAAATCTCAACATGCTTATGGCTAAAAAGAATATCAAACAGATAGATATTCACAACAAACTAGGAATACCTAAGAGTACGATAACTGGCTATGTTAAAGGTCGTTCACTCCCAACTGCTGGAAACGTTCAAAAGCTGGCGGACTTCTTCGGAGTTCTAAAATCAGACATTGACCCCCGTTTTGATTCTAATAATATTGAAACAAATAGTAATATTATCCCATCAACCCTACAAAAAGTAACATCTACTTTATCTCAGCTAGAACACAAGCGACAATTAAACGTCCTTGATTATGCTGAAACACAATTAGAACAACAAAACACAGTAGAAGAACCACAAGCCACCTACTACACTTACAATTACTACGACCACGCAGCTTCAGCTGGTACAGGTCAGTATCTAAATGATGTACAAGTAGAAACAATTGAATTACCAGTCGATTACGACGCTGATTTTGTCATACCGGTTTATGGCGATTCTATGGAACCCGAATACCATTCTGGGGACTATGTATTTATCAAACTATCTATTAACCTGTCAGATGGTGATATAGGAGTTTTTGAGTATTACGGTGATGCTTATATCAAACAACTTGTTATAAACGATTCTGGAGCATTTCTGCATAGTCTGAACGACAAGTATGACGATATACTCATAGATAGAGATAGTGATTTCCGTATTATCGGAGAAGTTATTGGGAGTTTTACATCTAAATCATGACTATCTGATACCCACGCGCCGAATTCCACTATTTTCCACTAATTTTGGTTGCTTTACCTTTAAGGACTCGCTTTTTGCTCTTTAAGACAGCCGAAAAGTCCGATTTTCTGAATACTATATGCTAAAAATGCCAACTGATTTTAGAAGCTGTCACAACGGAAAAAGTAAATTAAGAAACGACCGATATATCAAGTTTTTTCAAGTTCTTTAAGTGAATTTCCCGAGCGTTTTAGGACTATTGAAATAGGTTGACGTATTATGTCAGTACTTGCCAACATTTTCCAGCATTCCGAAATGCGACCATGTGTTCGTGTTTGGGAGTAGTAACCTTCTATTCTCGGAGTTCGCTCGGGGTTCAGCATTATGCGCGTGGAATAAAATTAGCTACCTTACTGTAACCTTACAGTACCGCTCATTTTATGACCTGTTGAATTTCCGTGTATAAATGCCAACTTTACCATCTCTGTGCACACGCAAATACCTTGATACGCCTTTGATTTTCTTTAATTACAAGACCCTCAAAACTTGGCAAAAATTGAGGTATAATCGGAACTTTTCGGAACTTTTTGTTGGCGGTAATTAAAAAAACTGTCTGCGCGTGGCCAGTGGTTGCATAAAGTGTTATAAATTATTGTATAAAATTATTTTTATTCATTTTGGTAGCATTAAGGAATGTTAAGAGCGCTAAAGACTATACTTTCTAACTATACCCTTTGACTTCTTTATCAAACAAAGCTATAATGGACATAGAAAAAGGAGATTGCGCAAACAATCTCCTGTGGTAACACCGTTTAAGACGGCAGCCTTACCGTATTTGTTTATACTTTCTATAAACCGTCCACGATTGGCTAAAGTGTGGGACGGTTTTTCTATTTGTTCTTGTTATTCATGATAGCTACTATCAGAGTACCAAAGGCAATCATTTTCAAGAGCTCGAATCTATGTAGACCTTGACCTAGTTTTTAGATATGCAAAACTTGCTCTGAAACTCTTTATACCTTACCATTAGACCATAGAAAGGAAAAGCAACTATTTCCAAAATGGAAACAGTTCAACTTGAAGGCTCTAGGGAAGTAATCAGACAGGTCGACTATTGCAACCTAGATGCCATTATCTCCGTTGGTTATCGATTCTAGAATATACCGAATGGCGCAACTTTAACTAGGTTATTGACAAGGTGAAAATAGATTTTGAAAACTCTGAAAAGCGTGTGGTTGCCAATTTTGTTTACGTCAAAAAAACTGTACAGATCAATTTTGGAGGGCGTGAAAAAACTAGAAAGGAAATATATGGAGAATTTAAGTACGAGGTTAGTTGATAAAAGTATTGAAGCTTTTATTATGGGACTTGAAATATACAATAAACCAACGATTAAGTACCGAATTGAGGGCTTTAGTTTCTTTATCTGTAATGCTTGGGAATTGATGCTTAAAGCTGAAATGTTAAATCGTAATCAATCAATCTATTTTAAGGATAATCCAGATAGAACACTAAGCTTAGAAGGTGTTATTAAAAAAATATACTCGGACGACAGCACTAGAATTCGACTTAATCTTGAGCGCATTATTGAACTAAGGAATATTAGTACTCACTACATAACAGAAGATTATGAATTAAAGTATGCTCCACTTTTCCAAGCTTGTGTACTTAACTATGTCAATGAACTTCAACGATTTCATTCAAGAGATGTTACAAAGGCCATTTCCCAAAATTTTTTAACTATCACTGCAACTTACGAACCATTATCTAACGAACAAATTAGATTAAAATACCCTGCGGAAATTGCTGAAAAATTCATCCAACAGGCAAATGCCATAGATGTCTTAGTGACAGAGTATAATTCTGATAAATTCGCTATTGGTGTTAAACAAAATCTTTATATTACTAAGAAAAAATCTGAAGCCGATTTTATAGTATCAATTGCAAATCAATCACCTTCTCAAGTTGCTATTTTAAAAGATTTGAAAGATCCATCAGAAACGCACAAGTATTCATATGCAAATATTATATCTGTTGTAAACGATAGACTAAATAAAAAGAATATTAAACTTAATTATAAATCTGGTTTTAATCAATATGTCCTAACATTAGTGATTGATTTCTATTCAATAAAGTCTGATGAAAAATATTCTTATTGCCATAAAATAGGTAAGTCTGAACATTACACTTATTCTCAAAAATTCGTTGATTTTATTATCTCTGAAATAGAAAAAGACCCCCAACTATTTTGTTGAAAGTCTGAAAAAAATCTAAATAAAAAAGATAACCCCTGGCACATAGGAATGCTCAGCCCGAAGGCTTACCCCATTCTGGGACCCAGCGTTAATCCTTCACAAGTTATCTTTGTTAACTATAATTATATCACGCGCGTGCTAAATGTAAAGGATTTTGTTAGCTAACTAGTAAGCTAACTTTGTCAAAGACCCCTGAAAAACAGCTTTAAATCATCCGTAATCGCATTTTAACCTTTAACCAGGTAAATTTACCGACTTCTCCAAAACAAACGAAATAAGAGTCTTCTCGTAAGTCTAACCATGATATGAACTAATCTAAAACCCTTTTGATAATAGCTTGCCTGCTGATGGAAAGGTTTATGATCATGAAAATAACAGAACATAAGAAGAAAAACGGTACAATCGTTTATCGTGCTAGTATTTATCTAGGCATTGACCAAATGACAGGTAAGAGAGTAAAAACAAGCATCACAGGAAGAACAAGAAAAGAAGTTAATCAAAAAGCCAAGCACGCGCAGTTTGACTTCCTATCTAATGGATCTACAATTAAAAGAAAAGTTGTGATTAAAACATTTAAAGAACTTAGTCATTTATGGCTTGAAACCTATAAGTTAACAGTAAAGCCTCAAACTTATGATGCTACTGTTACTAGACTTAATCGACATATTATGCCAACTCTGGGCAATATGAAGGTTGATAAGATAACCGCTAGTGATATTCAAATGCTGATTAATAGATTATCTAAATATTACGTCAATTATACTGCGGTACGTTCAGTCATCCGAAAAGTTCTCCAACAAGGAGTATTGCTAGGGCTAATAGATTATAACTCAGCAAGAGATATTATCCTTCCAAGGAAGCAGCCAAACGCTAAGAAAAAAGTTAAGTTTATTGATCCGTCTGATTTGAAATCTTTTTTAGAACATTTAGAAACTAGTCAACACAAACGCTATAACCTTTACTTTGATGCAGTTCTCTACCAACTTTTATTATCCACTGGCTTGAGGATAGGCGAAGCCTGTGCATTAGAGTGGGGAGATATTGACCTAGAAAATGGTACAATAGCCATTAATAAGACTTACAATAAAAATTTGAAGTTTTTGAGTACAGCTAAAACCCAGTCAGGCAATAGAGTGATTAGTGTTGATAAAAAGACCCTTAGAAGCCTAAAGCTATATCAAATGAGACAGCGACAATTATTTAATGAGGTTGGTGCGCGTGTGTCGGAGGTAGTGTTTGCCACACCAACACGAAAGTATTTTAATGCTTCGGTTAGACAAAGCGCTTTAGATACTAGGTGTAAGGAAGCAGGGATTGAACGCTTTACCTTTCACGCTTTTAGACACACTCACGCTAGTTTATTGCTGAACGCTGGTATTAGTTATAAGGAACTTCAGTACCGTCTAGGACATGCGAATATCAGCATGACTTTGGATACCTATGGCCATCTTTCTAAGGACAAAGAAAAAGAAGCTGTTTTATATTATGAAAAGGCTATGAATAATTTATAAGTCCACAAAAAAGTCCACAAATTAATATTTTGAGAGGTGTAAACCTAATGAAACC